CATTGGCGATTTGCCGAATCCAGTTGATGCCGCAAGCGGCCAGAATCATCGATCGACATATGGGAAATCCTGGGGTGTTAGTTCGGGCAAATCTTTTGCCGGATCGTTTTCACTGGTCATTTTTCGAATGCGGAAAAATCCGCGATGTTGTGGAAATGTGGCCATGTACCAACGCGCATAAATCGAAATATGGTTGTTGTTTATCTTAAACGATGATCGGCCATCGACATCGGCCTCATCGGTTTCCCACCGGATGCGTTCAAATATTGCCTGGGCGGAATAATGGTTAAAACCTCGAGCGATCATTTCGTGGGTGAATTTGACGAACAACGTCCAAACCTTGGGATGTTGCCGGTGGAAATCCTGGGCCGCATCCTCGAGTTCATCCTTGCGGGTTTTTTGGGGGGTGAATAAATCCATTATGTTCGACCTCTCTCATGGGCCAATCGACCAAGGCGGTTGGCGAGTTTTTCCAGGTGTTCCGATTTCACATCCGGTTTGTCTGCGATGGCCGTATATATGGCGTTGCACAGTTGTTCCGATGGCAATGCGGATGCGGCCTCATACAGCATGAACGCCGGCACAACATGCGGCTTGATGCGAACCGGCGGCGGTGATTTTTTACGTTGAAAGAACATCGATCACACCAACACAAAGAGGCCGAAAAAGATCACAACCAGGCAAACGCCGCCGATGATGTCACCCCAAATTCCGAGATCATCCTCGAATTGTTGGATCATTTGTTTGAGTTGCTCGAACTTAGTCATTTTATTCAATCCTTATTCAGTTTGTGAGGCCGAGGATATTGGTGAAATATATATTCGTCAACAAGTTTTGTTGACCTCGGGCCAATGTTTGTTATTCTCGCACCATATTTAGTGGAGTGAGAGCAATGGCATACAAGAATTTTCTCATCAACATTCGTGAGGATGTGGTAGAGTCTATGAAAAAACTAAAAAAAGACACCAGGGTTCCGATGAACGTTCACTCGGAACAGTTTTTGATTGAGGGGTTGCGCAAATACGGCATTCATTTGCCAGATTATCAGCCCATCATTGATGAAGGCAGCGAGTCAAAATGATTAAATATGGTTCGGTCTGTTCGGGAGTGGAAGCGGCAACCGTTGCTTGGCACTCGCTTGGGTGGAAACCTCAATTTTTCAGTGAGATTGAGGCATTCCCATCGGCGGTGTTGCGGCATCACTATCCAGATGTGCCAAATTATGGCGACATGACAAAATTCAAGGAATGGAATAATGACTCAATCGACCTTCTCGTGGGCGGAACCCCATGTCAATCATTCTCAGTCGCGGGATTGCGAAAGGGATTGGATGATCCGCGTGGGAACCTCATGCTTACATATCTTGCCATTGCTGAACGATTCAATCCCTCTTGGCTCGTCTGGGAAAATGTCCCTGGCGTATTGTCATCAAACCGAGGACGAGATTTTGGAACCTTCCTCGGGGCGTTGGGGAAACTCGGGTATGGGTTCGCCTACAGAGTCTTGGACGCTCAACATTTCGGAGTCGCACAGCGGCGAAAGCGTGTCTTTGTTGTCGGACACCTTGGAGATTGGAGAGGTGCCGCAGCGGTTCTTTTTGAGCGCGAAAGCATGTCGCGGAATATTGCGGAGAGCCGAAAGAAGAAACAAGAAACTGCCGGATTTACTGCAAGCAGCTTTGGAAACTACAATCCAGGAGTTGGAACAATCCGAGCCGCCGGCGGAGATTTAGGTGGTGGCAGTGAAACCTTGCATGTCGCGGGGACTATTGCGGCCAATTCTTTTGTTGGTGGCATAAGTGGCAAGGCCGATGGTGCGGCAGCGAATCACATTGTTGCGGCAAGAATGAAGGGTTTTGGCGATTACGAGTGCGATGGAACCGCATCAACTATCAAAGCGAGAGATCACAAAGATGCGACCGATTTAATCGCATTTCCATCAGAAATGAGCGGAACACAAAGAGCATCCGCCGAGGATGTTTCCCGGGCATTGGCCGCAAAACACACAACAGCGGTTGCGGGAAGTGGAATGAGGGTGCGCAGATTAACGCCAAAGGAAACCGAACGATTGCAAGGATTCCCCGATGATTACACTCGCATTCCTTGGCGCAAAAAGGATGCCGAGAGTTGTCCCGATGGGCCGAGGTACAAAGCAATGGGGAACTCTATGGCCGTTCCAGTGATGCGATGGATCGGTGAGCGAATCCAAAAATATAAGGAGTTAGGAATTGACTAATCCAAAAACAAAAGGGGCGGGTTTCGAAAGAGATGTGGCGAGGGAACTTGAATTGTTACTCGGCATCAAATTCGATCGAAATCCATTCGAGCAACAACGCCAGGCAAATCAACCCGATCTTGTGACCAGGTTGGATTCCTGGCCATTCTCGATCGAGTGCAAGCGATACAAAGGCGGATCGTTTATGCCGGCATGGTGGAAACAATCGCAAAACGCGGCCGAGGCACATGGAAAATTTGCTTGCGTGATTTACAAGTTCGATCGCAAACCGATCAAGGTTGCGGTGGGATGGGATGCCATCGGCGCGATGGCCGGTGTTGAATACAATGAGAATGGTTTGGTTTTCACCAACCTCGAAGGATTCGCGTTCATCGCGCGTGAAATCATGGCATGGGAAAAATATCATGGATAGGTTTGTTTATTTCGATCTCGAAACGATTCCGAGTCAATCGCCGGAATATCTCGAGCGGTGTTTGGGCAAGGTAAAACCACCGGCATCGATTAAGAAACCGGAGTCGATCGAAAAATGGTATGCAGAGAGCGCAGAAACGGCCGCGAGAGAGATGTTCGACAAATCATCGTTTGATGGTGGCCGAGGGCATGTTTGCACCATTGCATGGGCAAAAAATGATGGTGAGATCAAATGTTTTCACGCGGCAACGCTCGAGGAAGAAAAACCATTGTTGATGGCGTTTTTCAATGATCTCGATCCATATCACTCGGAAACCCTGGTCGGTCACAACATCATCGGTTTTGACATCGGGTTCCTACGCAAACGCGCGATTGCACTCGGGGTCAAGTTGCCAGGGCCAACGATGTTGCCACGCGATCCGAAACCCTGGGACAAAAAGATTCACGACACAATGGTGATGTGGGCCGGATCAGGAAACCGCGTTGCACTCGATGACCTATGCGACATCCTGGGCGTTCAAGGCAAAGATGGGTTCGATGGATCAATGGTCGCGGATGCCTGGGCCAATGGCGAACACGCCAAAATCGCCGAATATTGCCGCGATGATGTGATGCGCGTTCGGGAAATCCACAACCGAATGGTTGCCGTTGGATGGTAAGCACAAATTTCGAGCGCAAGGTCAGAAACCGCACCTTGCCAATGGGGTCAGTGGGGCCAACCATATCACAAAACGCAACGCCGGATGTTTGGGATCATATCATCGAACAAACGATCCAGGGGCAATATTCATCGATCGCGGATTACCTGGTTGATCTCGCCATCGATGAGGCATTCACGCAAAAAGAAACCTCGGAGCCGAAACCCCGAGGTTAAGATTGACCGGCTCAAGCCGCAAACCGGTCAATTCATGGTTTTATCAAAATCACCGCCGACAAGTTCTCGTAATTCCTTAAAGTTGCCGGTGAATATTTCTTGCAATTCTCTGATGCGATCGTTCTCTTTTTCAAACTTAGAAAATGTTTCATCATCCATTTCGACCATCATCATTTTAAAACGATTATTGGTCAGCTTGTAATCCATACCATGAATTATGATGTAAAGATCATCTTTCGAGGCACCAAAGTTGATGTTGATTTTTGGATCAGACATTCGAAAATTCCTCAAACATTTCTGGCCAAGTCATCTTGCAACCATGCCAAGCCTCATAAGATTTAAACTCGCCACAAAAATCAAGATTATCGCGCGATCCGATTTTGTTCGGGTATCTCGAGCAAGAACCGGAATGAGGTTTTTCAATCTTTTGCGGAAAGAAAAACGCACAATTATTGCAAATTACACGGAGCCTTTTTGAATCAGACATCACGCACCTCAAAATGGAATTTCATCGTCGAGGTCGTTTGAAACTGGCGGGGGTGGGGGTGCCTGGAAATTCTCTTTCGTCACCGGAGCGGGGGCGGGGTTCGATGGCATCGGATCAGGATGAACCGAGAAATTCATTGATTCTTTCATCCGATTCAAACCATTTTGAACCCGATCTTTCATCCGCTCAGACAACAATTCAAACGATGCGTTATCCTCGGGCAGTGAATTGATATAAAGCAAATCACCGGATGGGGTCAAAGCCTCTTGGCCGCGACCCAATGGCATCATCGAACCGATGTTTGCATATTTGCCATCCGGAGAATGAACGACCGAGATTTGCAGCGGTTTGCCCAAAACGGTTTTAAGATCAAACCCGCTCAATTCCTCGGCGGTAAACGCACGGCCACGCCATGCCTCGAGATCATTGCGCAATCGAGCCTTTGAATTGAGTGAAAGCGTATAATTTTGCATCATCAAGAATGGCCGGCCATCCGCCATGTTTTCATCAATCTCGAATGCCAGGTGAATTTGATGTTTGTCACCATAGTTGGTTTCTTGCATTCCGAGGTTCAAAAGGCGGGTGCAAACCGCTCGATAAACCCCAACAGGGGCCAATTCATATTCACCGGATGTTTCTGCTACTAACATTTGTATTCCTTTCGTATTCGCACACAATATATGGGAAATATATTGCTCGGCTATATTCGGCCTTGATTTATTTGATGTCAAGCGGCAAATTGATCCGCACAAAAACGAGGTGAAAAGCATGGAAAAAAAATTTCTCACAGGTTTTGGCGCGTTCGACACAAAAATCAAAACAGGCGAACAATACCAAACCATCGAACTCAAGGATGTCGCGCGGTTGTGCAGAACGCCAGGCATCGAGGAAAAGCAAAACGCACAATGGGCGATCTTTTCAACATATTCCGAACACGATGCCAGGTCACACGATCGCCAACGCCAGGATGGGCATTTTGTCGCGCTCGCCGGAGACATCGACACCGGCAA